TTTTCTGTCTTATTCGCTGCATCCATGGTATATTCTAGGTCTATATGTTCTTTTGTCCATTTATGCATCAATTTAGCTTCATTGGGTTTTAAATGTTCAGGATTAGGTACTCTTACTCGTCCTTGTTGGATATACGAAACAAAATCCCTATACATTTGAGTTTTAGTACCTTTTGGGCCACCAGTAAAAACGAACGGTACAAAATGTATATTAGCATCTAAACACGCCAACCGTAAATCATGTTCAACCGCCCCACCAATACCAGTACAATCCACAATGAGACGAGTAGCCCTAAGCTTAATGGCAACATCCATAATACGTTGACGTTGGTATGGAATATCGTGTCCACCAGTTCTGGCATTGATTTCCTCCAAATAGACAAGCCTTGCCACATTCCCATCGCTAGCTTTGTCAAGGGACCATGCACTAATGACAGTAGAATTAACAGATTTGCCAATGTCAACACCAACATTAATATCGCCTCCTCTCTCGAGTCCCACAAGGTCATCCAATCGGTTAAGTTCATAATTTTCGTAACACCCCTTTATTTTTTCTGGACTAAACACATTCGATACCGACTCTACAAACTCACATTCGTATTCTGTCCTCCAGTAGATAGAATCTTCCCCCCATTCCATCATTTTATCTAACATTTCTTCTTCAGTGTAAGGAGCTGAATATGCCTCTCCTTTTTTAGTTGCATCTCTCCATGTGAAATGTAACCTTCTGAAGGTTGCTGCATAGCCATCATCATACAAATAACGATACATATGGTTATCTTTTGACTTTGGTGTACCTAAATTTATGAAGGGGGCCTTATTTGAAACTATCGCTGGTTCTACGTTATCTATAAACAATTTATCATCAATTAAGGGACTTTCGTCTACAACTAGGAAAGTTGGATGTTGTCCTCTAATAGCTTGTCCTTGGTTACTAGGCGCCAACGGAGCCCTTCTCATTATAGTGCCCCCTTTAAGTGTTATGTTGGGCTTATTATGAAATCTATAATTAGCTACTAAACTGTTAAGAAAACTATTATCAGCAAAGTGCCTATATACATAATTAAAGATTAATGCCGCTTGGTCCTCAGTTGGAGCTAAAATAAATACTAAATCTCTAAACCTATTAAAAAACATGTAGATAGTAACTGCTACCGACAAAGCAAAGGACTTCCCACTACCTCGTGGGGCTAATATAGCTAGCTTAGTTTGTTTACCATCTGTTCTTTCTATAAGTGATTCTAATATAATCTCTTCTTGTAGAGGTCTCAGTCGTAGAGGACGTTGTTTTCCATCTATCAAATAGGCTGCACAAAAAGCTTGAACAAGTTTTCTTAATTTTTCTTTATCTTGTCTACACTGTTTGAATATATTCTCTAACTGTCTTGAATCTAATCCACCTTTACCTGTTAATATCTTTTTTAGGTGACTTTGGTTCTTCATCATTTGTTAGTTCCTCTAAAAATGCCCCAAACGTTTCAGTATTTTTCTCTACGTCTGTAGGGACTTCTATATTCAATGCTCTGAATTCAGTATGTATGTCACGAACGATTTGATTTCTTTGTCGCAAGAGCTCTGTTCGCGCGTTAACATCCCGAATACATATAAGAATTTCCGACCACAAAAGGTCTTCAAGAGCAAGATTGCGCGCCAGAAGACGGACAAGCTCTTTATGACGACCATATTCTGCTTCTCCGACTCGCTGACGTAATCTTTGCTCGTATTTCTCTACGTTCAAAGTGCTTTGCCTTCATCAAGGGCTGATTTAACTTTAGACTTAACTAATGCGGTAAGTTCGTCGTCTTTCTCATCCCATGCTGTTATCAATACATTTCGAACTAAAGAGTCTTTTACGTGCTTCTGCGCTTGTTCATCTAGCTTTTCAAAAGCTTTCATCTGGGCTTTAGTTAGATTTTTATCTAGCATGTCCATTAACTCTGCTTCGTTATTCTTTAAATACTTAAAGACTAATTCTTTGACTGCTGGTACAGTATAAGCGATATAACCACCCATACCTAATACTACAGCAACTAATGCCATAAGTAATGGTTCATCCATTATTGCGTCTAACATTCCAGATTCTTCTACAGTTTCGATAAGGCTTGTAAGGTTACCTTCTTCAGCAGTGTTATTATCTTCTGCTGTCATGTTTCCGTCATTATCGGCTGTATTATTGTTTGTTTCATTCATATGTTGATATCTCCATATTGGGACTCTCACAAGGCACTTGTGATAAGTATCCTGTGAAACTCTGGCCATACTGCGAGAGCCCATACATATTTAGAAGGTCTACCTATATAAAGCTTACCATTTAACTTTATTAGCCCAGTAAGCCGCAGACATTTTTCCCTTCTTGATATTCTTAGCGTGACGCGCTTTAAAACTTTTTCTTCGGGCTTTAGATTTTTTATCTGTTTTCTTACCAGCAGTAGTTACACCTTGTTGCCCAAACCTAATGAGTTTAGTTTTGTCACCAACCTTAGCAACCACTACGTGGGATTTCTTAGGATGATTAGGTGTTCTTTTAGGTTTATTATAACCTGATACTCCGGCTCTAGTGAGCTTTGCATCTTTTTTCTTTTTAGGTGCCATTATTACTTCTTCTTTTTAGAAGTCCTCTTTTTAGCAGTCTTGGCTGCTCTTTTGAATTGTTTGGCTGTTGGGCGTCCTTTAGCTCCTTTCTTTTTCATCTTTTCACCAGAGCCTTTTTTAATACGTTTTCTTTTAGCGTGTATGTTAGCATACAACCCTTTTTTCTTAGCGGCCATTATTTCTTAGTGCCTTTCTTTTTGGGGCGTAGGCTTGGATATTTTTTATAGACAGCTCGCCTTATCCCAGCAGGTCGTGGAGCATTGTGGGCTAACTTAAGAGCTGATTTAGCTCTCTTCAAAGTATTGATAGGAAAGCTACCTTTAGGTGCTCCTCCTGAAGGTCCAGCAAATGCTATACCTTTCTTATACTTTCCTACGTTAGAACCACCCGGCTTTTTACGTGCTGCTGCTTGTTTTTTCTTAGCTGCTGTCGTTTTCTTTCGTGGGGCCATATTTACTTGTATTTATTTTTAGACGCTTGTCTTTTACCAATATGGTGTCCATGACTTTTCCTGTCTGCTATTTCTACTTCTGTTACATCTCTAATTTGTTTTAGAGCTTTTTCTTTAGAAATTGCATGATGTTCAAGTGCATGTGTTTTTCCACCGACATGACTGAAAACTTTCTCACCTGAACCACTTTTACGCATGGTTAAGGTTTTATCTATGTTTTCTTTCTTATTGGTTTTGTAAGGGGTAGAAGCCATTTTACTCCTCTCCCTTCTTTATACTGGCGCTATCGTTTGGTAAATCTTTAACTTCATCAATCCAGTCAAGAGTGTGTAAAGGATTATATCCTTCTACAGGCTCTCCACTTCCAGCTAAATAGTTGTATTCGAGTTTTCTCTGTGGTAAGTCCTTATAAGATGTGATTGGTTTTTTATAGTTCATCTCATCTATTTCAGCCTTATCAGGTTTATCGAACTTCAACATCATATCTGGATTGTTCTTGTGAAAATGTTCACCTTTTAGTTCGTTATATATTTTTTCCGTTGGCATATTTATTCCTCCTTGCAGCAACATGTGCTGTCTTTTTGAAGACCCTCAACGGTCTTCTTGAGTTTCTCTAACTCTTCTTTCATATCTCTTATTTCGAAATCGTTCATTTTTTACTCTCCATCTTTTGTTCATGTTCTTGGTTATTGGCTTCAATCATTTGAGCTTGTTTCTGGGCAGCGTCGTTATAATCAATAACAGCTTGTGCTTTTGTCTTATAGAACGCAGTCTTCTCGGCTTGTTCTTGTTTCCACACATCTAAAGCATCTTTGATAATTAGAAGGGCTGGCCCACCTAATATAGCTATCAAAGTTGTATATGCTTCAATGTTCTCAAGAACGGCTGAGTTATTGAGTCCCGTGTGTATAACAAACCCTGCAAAACCAACCCAAAGTAAAACCAATGGTACTGCAATCATAAACATAAAGATGTCGTTAAATGTAACTCCTTCTCTAGCTTCGCTCTTGCTACTCATTTTTGGTTTCTCCTTTATTGTTTTTTTCCTGTGATTCACTTCTACTACTTTTACAATTTCGGGTTTTACTTGTTTTAATGCTTGGCGCGCAAAATTCACAAGTACCGCGAAAGCAGTGACAATTGCTAGTCCTGCCATCACTACACCCATCATTGTTAGTATATCTATCCATTCAATCATTCCTCGTCACCTTCGTAGTTCTCTTTAAAGTCATCATTAACTGCTTGTCTAATCATTGCTTTCAAGTCATCTACTTCTGATATTAGTCTACTTAACATATCTGTAAGGACTAACATTTGTTTCGCTTTCATTCCGCCTCCAGACGCATTCCATCGTCTTCGCTATATATAAAACCTTCTACCCACGTTTGTGGGTAGTTAGTTAAATAACCGTAATATTCGTAATCTCCTGTAAGGTTCCAATCTACATCAATAGATGCATAGAAGAAGTAAACCCCTTCATAAGCATTATCAAATGTTTCTTCATAAGGTTCTGCATTAGATGCTAACTCATGAGTGTCTTCCCACCAACCAGATACATTAAAGTTTACAACATCAAAGGTTGCATTCTCATATGTGTAGTATTGCTC